GTCGTTTTAGGGTAAGAATTATTAGGAGTTTCAAACATAGCTAGTACACTAGGAGCATAGCCTAAAGCTCTAACAAACTCCTCATCTCCCATAAGTCTGTCTGGTTGTGGGAAACTAATCACCCAACCTACACCAAGTGCACCTTTACCTAGTATATCTAACTGTATTTCTGCTAATCTTTTTCTAGGTAGTGGCCAACCACCTTCACGCTCAACATCTTCTTCAGTAATATTAAGAATCATAAAATTATTACTAGGTTGTTGTGTTTTTATCAACGCATCAAAAACTTTTAATTTTAATATTTCTGTAGGTGTGGATTGAAACAACATGGGTAATGCTAATAAAGGAATGAGGATGTATATTAAACGTTTCATTATCCTCCCTGTGTTATTTTTATCACGTTGTCACTACCACCGTTTATTTTTATCACATTAGAAACTCCATCCTGAATCAATATAACTGTGTATGACTCACTTCCGTTTATGTCTAATCGTACGCTTTCGCTTACTTCTCTTCGCATACTTATTACGTTTCCTGTAATTAATGTAGTTATTTGTGTGTCTGGGTCTTTACCTAATGATGTGCCTGATACTTGTATGCTAGTTGCCTGTGCTAACTCATCCTCGTCTTCTGCTATGGCTAAAGCATCTAACACATTAAGTAAGTCTTCCAAGTAATTTACATCAAGATAATTTATATCTAGTTCAGTAAACTCTAGCTCATCTTCTAAAAAATCCTCTGCAAGATAATCAATATCTAAATCGTTAAAGTCTAATAAATTTACTGTTTTAGTTGTTGCTGTTTCTTCTTGTTGGATAGTGTCTTCTTTAGGTGGAGTAACAATTAACATATTGTCTATAATATCTAAAGTTAAATCTAATATTACAGGTTTGGTTGGTGATGACTCAAATACGTTTACTGTAGTTGCTTCGTAAGGTTTATTTAAAACTACTGTACCCATAGCTGTCACAACCTCTATTTCTCCACTAGATAACCCTAAAGCATCTGGTAATAATATTATTAAGCTACGTCCAAGCTCATCTACAGTGGCTGTGAAATCTGTACCACGTATAGCAATGTTTGCTGTGGGTGTGGATAACTTTATGTTTTGTTTATCTATACGGTTTAAATTACCTGTAATAAATCTTGCTGTACCTAAAGCAAAGTTAAGCGACATTTTTGATTTACTAGGATCTGGGTCATAGATGTATTCATCTATAAGCAACTGTGAGTTTTCAGTAAGTTTTACTGTAGAATCGTCTAAAAAAGTAATAGCCATACGACCATCTCTGGTTATAGCTTCGTCGTTGCTTTGTATAGCAAATCTTAAGTTAGCGTCATATGGTTTATCTCTTAATATCTGTGCTGTGCCATTAAGTTCAGACACATCACCTATACTAACAGCTTGTGCTTGTACCTTGGTCGTTTTGAATGACGCAAACAGTAGAAGCAGCAGTACCAGAGACGGATATAATTTTAAGCCAATCATTGTCTAGTGTACTCAATTGTGATACATTGAAAGTTCTTGATCCACCTGTATGATCAAGGTAAAAATATCCACCTGCTGATGCATTGACGCCAGTTCCTGTGTAAGTTACTGTGTTGTCGCTACCATCAATATCCATATAATTAGTAGCTCCATCAATATTTATATTAGATGTCACAGTATTATTAGATCCATTGATGATCCAATCTAAATCGAGAGATGCAGCTATAGCTGTTGTCCCTTGATTTAATGTAAATGTATTACCACTGCCTGTCACATCAACATTTTGATTTGAGCCATCTGCACTATATGTGTCAGTTGGATCAACTTGTATAGTAAATGAATTAGTCCCACCATCAAACTCGTAAAAGCCTGTAAAGTTGTCAGCAAAAATATCTCCTAAAAATTTATTAGTAGCACCTATCATATTAATGTCAAGCGTCATACTATTGCCGTCTAAATCAAAAGGATTTAAACTTCCTGCTGTAGAGTTTAACCCACCTATAATGTTAGATATACCAAGCTGTTCCAAGTCAATATTAGCACCTGTACCAGATTGATCTACATATATTTCATTGTCTGCTGCAATAACTGATAACGAAATTACAACGAATAAACTGATTAATTTTTTATTCATAGTTAAATTATTCTACTCCCTTGTTCTGCAATTGTATAGTCCAGTAGTTTTTCTCATAACCTTGTTTAATTATTTCTAGGACTCCACTTTCTATAGCTTTCATTAACGCTATGGTTGATGATTCATTCCTAGCATTACCTAACTCTATTTCTACTAATTCTGTCCCTGCTTCTATAAACCTAAACACATCTTCTGATTTACCATAACTAAATATGGTCTTTTGACTTAACACCTCTAGTAACACCTCACCAGTTGCAACTGAAACCATACGTAAACTTACAGTAATGTTATCTTCTCTGTATTGCACACTGTTTCCAACACCAAGATATCTAGCTCCAACACCACCACTTTCTAAATTTGCTTCGTAAGAAATAACAGCACCTTCAATTAGTATGCCTGCGAACAACAGAGGTCTGAGAGTTTTCTTATCTTCATCCTCAGCTACAGTTTGTTCTCTAGCTGATCTTATTAATTGTCTTTCTTTAGTTAAATTATCTAAACCTACTCTTTCAACTACTCTAAAAAATTGTCCATCTCCTGCGTGTTTTAACGCTCTGATTAATAAAGCATTAGGTTGTTGGGTTATAGCTGTGCTAAACAACGCAAACTCACTATTACTTTTACGTTGCCCTGTTTGATCAGTGAGAGACGTAGGATACACAGCAACAACAGGACTAACCTCTGGGATAGGTGCATTTTTAAGCTCTACGGACTGTAGATCATGTATAGTAGCAACGTCTTTTAAGAACCTTTGTTCATGTGTGTCTTCGAACTGATCGAATAACGAACAACTAGAAAGTAAAAGTGCCGATAGGTATAACGATTTCGGTGACTGTGCCATCTGCTTCTGTAATTTTTAACGTTAAAGTCGTACCGTCACTAGAGTATTCAATAGTGTTGCCCTCTAAAGTAATGGTACCAGAATTTTGCGGTATTTCTCCGAATAAGTTGTTTACTAGTTGTCTTGACAACTCAGCATAGACTCTTGACTCAAGATTACGCATGAATCTAGCTAATGTAGAGTTTTCTTTTTCTCTTTCTATTTCTTCTTGTAATGCTTTGATTTCTTCTTTGAGTGTGAGTTTACGAGTGTGTTCTTGGTTTTCTATGGTTAGATAGTGACTTGATGTTCCTACTCCATTAAAACTTGGAGATTTGAATTTATGCGTAATAGTGTCTGCCCATAAAGGATTCGTTAAAAGCAGAAGAAAAAATAAAATACAAAAAAGCACTGTAATCCTGTATCTCAATAGTCTTGCTTTATCAATCTTTTCTTTGGTCATCTCTATCAGCCTTTGCTATTTTATTACTATCAATAAGTTGTGGCACTCCTAGTATAGTCTTAATAAGTGTATCTTGCCTAATAATTTCGTTATCCAAACTACGTACTCTGTCTATTAATGCTACCAAAATACCGTGTTGTGAATCAAGTTTTGTGCCAAGTCTTTCTTCTATCGCAGCTATTTGTCCTTCTACTTTTTCATCAACAGTATCTAGTTTAGTTTCCATACCATCGACAATACGCATAATAAGTTTATATATAAACCAACCTAACCCTATTGCTGCAGCTATGGGGAAGCCAACTTCTTGTATTAAAGTGACAGCTGAGTCCATTTAAATGAAACTAGCTACTACTATGGCACCAACTATAAATGGATACACTCCCCATATTAAATTTTCTAAACGTTTAAATTTTAAAGAACCCTCATCTAAACGTTTTTCTATGTACTCAAAACGTATTGCATTTTCTCTTTCAAGAGCTTCTGCCAATACTGATTCTTTAAAAAATTTCATTTCTTTTTAGAAACTTTTTTAACTCTTTTGGTTGTGTAGGCTTCGTTCACTTTTGGTGTTGATTTGTCATCAGCAACATAGTGTCCTTTTTTATTTCTAGCTCTTATTTTAACTTCTTCTGTACCAGTAAGGTTGTTCCAAAATCTTTTTAAAAAACTCATATTACTTATCCTTAGCTTTTAAAACATTTAAAGCACACCAATCAATAACTTTGTATAAGTAACTAAACCAATGATCATCTTTTGGTGTTGGTGTAATTGCTGCTACTACAGAAGCTATAGAAATTATAGCTGTAACCCATACTATTATATTTGCCCACATCATTTTTTCTCTCCTTCAGAGTTTTCTGACTCAAGTATTTCATCTGCTTCTGTTTTAGTTTCCTGTATAAAAGCCTGTTGAAACACATTTAAACTAGCTTGTACTTGATCAAGTTCAAATTCAAGCCTACCTTTTTTGCCCATAAGATCTCTACACTGATCAGATAGGTATTTTTGTTTAGAAGTCATTTCAGATTCCTTAACCTCTTGACCGTCAATAGTGACGGATTTATCTACATTTGCCATTATTGCACCTCCTGGGGTGTTGTTTGCACATCCCAACAGTTTAAGTTGGATGCGATAGTTCGTCTTTCTCCTTCTCCTTTGAAGGGATAGACCATGTGTTGTAACCAAGAAGGGAAAAGTAATAACTTTCCTACTTCTGGAGTCATAACAAATGATTGAGCTGGTTTTAATCTATCTCCATCTATAACTGATACTTGTCCGTATTGAAATGCTATACAGCCGTCTGAATGTCCACTTTCATTATAAAGGGAATAAGTAGGACTATTAGCTGTAGCTTTTGCACCTATCTGTGGGGGTACTTTAGTCCAAGCAGTAGTAGATATACCCATTAATGTTTTAGTGCCGTGGTCGTGTATAGGGTTGTAATCTCCGTCATAACTATGTACTGACCAAGTTTCGTCTATCTGAACTTGTTTAGGACCTTTAACACTATTACCCGAAGCAGCAAAATGATTAATATATTCAGCACCAAGGCTGCAGATAAAATTATTATACTCAACCATTCTTTTATCATTGTGGTCTAACAGTAACTGTTCTCCTTTATCTATTTGTCCTACTAAAGTATTAGCTAATGATTGTTTGTTTTTATCATGTTTATATTCATCCATATAATCATTAACACTATCAATCATATCTTTTGGCATTTGTGTTTCTAATACATATACCGCAGGCATATTATGAATCTGAAAAGAATGTCCGTCCATACTTAACTAGGTACGCTAAATGCTTGGTCTGGTGTACTTTCAACAGGTGGGTTAGTTATAACGCTATCTACTTGACTAGCGAATACTACATCCCATTCTGATACAGGACATATTGCTACCAAGTTTGCGTTAGACCAACTACTTTTAGCTTTTAGGG